CCCACCGCCCGTTGCACGCCAAATCCTCTGTAGAGATTGACATCCCCCTAGGGGTCAGCTCCATCTGTCACCGCGTCTTGCGTGAATCGCCGAGTGACAAGACTTGCAAAGAGCCATCAAATTATGCTGTTTATTCGTGCCGCCTTCTGACAAAGGAACGATATGATGGACTTCTTCTGAAGGAACGAGTCTACCGTTTCGTTTACACTCCTCGCACAAAGGATGGGCTTTGATGTAATGGTCGCGGATTCTCTTCCAAGCTCTGCCGTACCGTCTTCTTGTCTCTGGATCTCTCTGATATTTTTCGTAGCGCCTGTTTTCCTCCTGCTCATGTTTCTTACAAAATCTTCCTTCAACAAGCTCCGGGCAGCCGGGGTAAGAGCAGGGGCGTTTCGGTTTCCTTGGCATAAAACACCTCCCGCAATAAAAAAACCTGCAGCAGCTTGCTACAGGTCTCTATGTTTTTTCCTAGTCTAAGAATAACAGGTTCTTTAGTTACATCTCAATGCCAGTTCGTTCCTATTTATTCCGTATCGTTCCAAAGTTCCTGCATCGTTTTATTGGATTGATAAAACGCTTCTAGACTTGATAGAATTTCCTGCTTTCGTCTATGCATACTGGTCTTGCTGATATAAAACTTGTCCGCTGCTTCAGCTAGAGAAAGCTTTTCAAACCACAAAGCTTGAATTACTTCCTGTTCTTCCTGTGGTCTACTTTTAATCATCCAATCCAAATAGGAAAGTTGACGAAATCGAAGCTCAGCATGATTAAGCCGCAGGTCAATAACTTCATCATGAACAAAGTCAGCACAGCCTCTCAGGTACTTTAAGATGGCTCCAAGTTCTATCGTGTTGCCTGAAGGTTCCGGTCTATCCTGCTGAAGCATCATCTGCAACAGGTAAAGGTCTGCTTCAAGCTCGTTGTGATAACGCTCATAGTTGTTCAGCAACTGTTCCATCACAAATATCCTCCTCCCTGAAACCGAAATATCGGTACTGCTTTTCAAGTGTCTTAGCCATACGGCAGATGGCTCTTTCTTTCTTCCTCGAAAACTCCACACCGCTTAAAGAAAAATGCTCACAGATTTCGCTCCAGCGTTTGCCCTCCAAAACGTCATAGGTCATGAGGTCTCGGTAATACTTGGGGAGTGCTCTGATGGCATAGCGGATAAATTCCACTTCCTTGGCCGCCTTTTGATATTCTTCCGTCATTTCCTTTTCCGCCCTGTGATTGATCAGCCAGGCAAGCCTGCGGTAGGAGGTAGCAATATAAAAGACCCGGTTCTTGGACCGTTCTTTTTGCACCGGAACTTCATCGCCCGTCTTGCCGGGGAAGGTCAGCATATCCAAGACCTCACTTGCCGTAATCGGAATATAGCGCTCCATCTCTTGTTCAAGCTCTTTCATTCTTGCGGCATGCGCAGGGTAGCCTCTAATCATTTCTTTTACTTTCTTGATGCTATTCATGACAAACCCTCGCTTTTACCGCCTGCATTAAGGCCTCCTGCGTGACATCCTTCTTTTCCAAGGCGCGTGCCACATCCCGGTCGATTGTTCCTTCGGCAATAAGCCTGAAAATCACAACCGTATCTTTTTGTCCTTGCCGCCACAGCCTGGCATTTGCCTGTTGGTAAAGTTCCAATGACCAAGGTAGAGACATCCAAACCACAGTAGAACCGCCATGCTGAAGATTCAGCCCGTGTCCCATAGAAGCGGGGTGTGCCATAGCAATGGGAATCTCGCCTTTGTTCCAAGCCTGAAAATCCTCCGGTGTTTTGATTTCAACAGCATCCTTGAAACGCTTTTTTATCCGCATGCGTTCATGCTTGTAGTTGTAATAGATAAGGACAGGCTTGCCGTTGGCGGATTCAATCAAGTCCTCCAAGGCATCAAGTTTTACAGAATGAATTTCTGCGACTGCACCCGTCTCGTCATAAACAGCCCCCGATGCCATCTGCAGGAGTTTGTTGGTAAGGACAGCGGCATTCACGGCATCAATGGTTTTGTCTTCTAAGCTGGCCACCATTTCCCGTTCCATCTCCTTATAGATTTCTCTAGCCGCATCCGGAAGCTTGACTTTGACATCCCGCTCCAGCCTTTCCGGCATCTTGAGAAAATCCTGACTTTTCATGGAGACGCAGAGACTGGATAAAAGACCGTAGATAAATTCCTCCGCTCCGGGACGGGGTTTATACGAATAAACGATGTAGCCGTTCATGCGGTCGGGAACAAAGAAATCCGCCCGGTAGCTTCCGATTGTTTTCCCAAGTCTCTGCCCTTGATCCAAGAGATAAATCTCCGACCACAAATCCATCAAACCGTTGGTAGAAGGCGTCCCTGTAAGACCTACAACCCGGTCAATGCCGGGACGCTTCTTTCTGAGGGCTTTGAACCGTTTACTGGACGGGTTTTTGAAGCTCGAGAGTTCGTCAATCACCATCATGTCAAAGTCCCACTCGCCAAGTTCACAAAGCCAGGCAACATTCTCCCGGTTAATCACATAGATGTCGGCAGGAGTTTCAAGCGCTCTGATTCTTTCCTTTTCGCTTCCCAGAACTTTGGAGATGCGAAGAAAGGTCAGATGATCCCATTTCTCCAATTCCTCTGTCCAAGTATTCTCCGCTACACGAAGCGGGGCGATGACGAGGACTTTCGAGACATCAAAGTAGTCAAACATGAGATCCCAAATGGCGGAAAGGGTGATGACTGTTTTCCCGAGTCCCGGTTCTAAAAAAAGACCGCAGGCTTTCTTTTTGATGATTTGCTCTTTGGCATATTCCTGATAATCATGAGCCTTGTATTGCATCAAGCAGCCCTCCAATATCGCCCGGATCATCCAAAATGAAAACTTGAAAGCCCAAGTTTCTGATTTGCTTATGCCTTCGCAGCTGTAAGGTTCTAGGATTTTCACCGGGTTTCTTTACTTCTACAAAGCCCATTTTCCCTCCGGGGAGAAGAACGATTCTATCCGGCACGCCGTTCCATCCCGGAGAGATGAATTTCAAGCATAACCCGTCTCTTTTTCTTGTTTCCGTCAATAATTTATGTTCAATCTGTTTTTCAAGCATTTCTGTTTCCTCCATCTAAAACGCTGTAATATCAAGCTTTTCACTGAGATGGTGCAGGTCGGTGCAGGTCATCTATTAAACTTCTCTATATAGAATTTTTGACCTAAAATTTTCGCCCTAAAGGGGTTTTATACAAAGACCTGCACCGACCTGCACCTTTTGACTTTTAGTCCATAAATTCGGACTTTAAACGAAGCCCTAAAACCACCATTCCGGCTTTCGTTTTCTTCCGTTCATAGCCTTCAATTTCAAGGGCTGTATAAAAGTCCGCCGTGCTTCTCGTCCATTCACCTGTTCTCTGGCAATAGGCCCGGTAATCCTGGTAAAACTCACCCGACTTTTGCGTGTATGATGGATCAATCTCACAGCATTCCTCGAGAAAGCCTGAGAGCCAGTCGTTATTCTCCCGGTATCTATGAATGGCATCAGCCACACATTTCGGAATGGGGATCTTGAAGTCTTTATCGATGGCTTTTCTCGCGCCCTCAATAATCCAGGAAAGAATCGCTCCGCCCGCATGTTCCACCAGATGGTCCGCATAATTTTTGATATCCGCCTTGCCCTTGATCTTGGCCTGAAAGGGAATGACAATGAGTCTTCGCCAAGTGCCGTCATCATTCGCCCCAACTTTGGGGAGATGGTTCGTATAAAGGACAAGGGTATGTGTCGGGGTAAATTTGAAAGGATCTTTGTATTTCTTTTCACCGGAGACAAGGTCTGTAGAACAAAGCTGTTTGATGACGGAAGTATTCAGCCGCATGCCTTCTTCTAGCTCTGCCGCAATGACCAGTCGTTTTCCTTTCAGCTCCGCAATCTCAGGCTTTACATTTCTTCTGCATCCGACCGTCAAAGCATCCGCCGAGATTGTGCCGCTGTAGTTTCCCAGCACTTTGGCGATGGAGTTCCAAAAGGTCGACTTGCCGTTCGAACCCTCTCCATAGGAAATGATCAAGGCTTCCATATAGACCTTGCCGATGGCGGAAAGGCCGACAATCTGTTGAACATACTCGATGAGTTCCTGATCGCCGCAGAAGAAACCGGACACCGCATCAAGCCAGAGCTGTTCGTTTTCCGTATCGGGAGAAACCAGTGTGATTTTTGTCATGTAATCTTCCGGCTTGTGCGGCACTGCTCCTTGAAGGCCTTTTGTCAGGTCATAGGCAGCGGCAGGTGTGTTCAGCATAAAATCCTGGCTGTCAAAATCCTGAATCATCTTAAGGAGCATGGGTTTTGCGGCCTGGAGTGCGGAAGTGACATATTTCATGTCCCTTCGCTTCATGACGAAATTCTTATAGGCGAGGGCAACTCGATACAAATCAAAGGCTTTCTTTTGTTCTGACTGGATGCCTTTTTCAAGTGTCCTGCCGCCTGCCTGAATCAGATCTTGCGGCATCCCGGACTCAATGAGAAGCTTTGTCGCTTTATTAAGTACAGCCTTTGCTTCTTCAAGCTGCTTGTCCAGAAAGTTCTGGCAGACACCGACCGCTTTTTGCTTGGATTCCTCCCAATGCGTCCCGTTATAGGTCATGTAGTCTGTTGCATCGGTGTAAACAAGGATTTCACCTTTCTCTCGGGTGAGCACCTTTGCTTGACCGATATCCGAGAAGTCCAGCGGCATGAGCGAGAAATCCTTGCCGTATTCTTCCGGAGGGATATAGCCTTCCTGAGCCGAGACTTTCTTGCCGAATCGTTTCGCACTCTGCCAGATGGTTTGAAGTTCAGAGTCCGGAAGCGGAGGATTGCATAGAGCGGCCTTTTTAAGGAACATCTCGTAAGCTTCCTCTGTTGCGCCGAGTCTAACGATGATGCGCCCCGCATAATGCGACATGGTCTTGTTTCTTGATCCTTCCGGAATCTCGCTTTGTGCCGCATCCCACTCGGCAAAATCATCTCTGATAAAATCCGTAATCAGCTGACTGCCGTCACGCCAGATGACCTCGGCCTCGGGATTTCCAAACATGAACCTGGCACTTCCTAAAGCCCCGGCATCAAAGAAAGGAAAGAGATCCGCAAGCTCCTCTTTAAGTTCCGAATAGCTGTTGGCATCCTTTGTTTCAGGAATAGGAAAATAGACATGAAATCTCGGTCTTGCTGATTTCTTACCTTTTTCCTTCATGTGATTTCTGCTGGTAGCAATGGCGAGAGAGACACCGTCAAAAAGACTCAGGATATCCTCAGGTAGAATCCAAGTTTCAGGATCATCGCTTTTCTCGTTATCACAATCCATGCTGATATGATCGGCTTCGATGAAGTTTGCATTGCTGCGATAGTTGTTTTGATACCTTGCCGCAACATGGTCAAAGGAGACAGCAGCCTTGAAAGCAGACTCATCCTTCACGTCCATTTTATTCGGATAGTAGACATTGGACGCCTGTCCGCAGGTATCTGCTGTGTAAATGGTTAGTTTCATTCGACTTCCTCCTGCACCACAGGGATTCTCAGCTTCTTTGCCGCCTGCATTTCCTGAAGCATCCCGAAGCTGACCTGATGGCCAAAGACATGAACCTCATCGCAGTGCCGCATAATTTCAAGGTTCATCTCCATTGCTCGCTCTCGCTCGCTAGCAATGCTGTCATCCATAAACTGCGGAAAGAGAAGATGGGAAGCGAGGGGGATATCACCTTCCTGGACAATTTTTCGGCAGTATTCCTTGGCCTGTTCCGTGTTCGTCCTGATATCTCCCCGATAAGGGGAGCAGACATAAATGAGTTTGTTCATATAAAAAAACTCCTTTCGATAATTTTCGAGAGGAGCAAAACAAAAGGGATAATGATCCTCTCACTATCCCCTTGGACAAGTTATGCGGTTTTGGGCAATTTTTAGGAAATGATTTTATTCTGTAGCTTCAATATCTTTTAGGCTTTTCCCGGATTCATCTTTCCACATTATGTTTCCGCTTAAAGAGGAACCACCAACGAAACCTGCAGCCGCTGAAGGGCTTGGAAAGAGCAGGTCTTCAGTTAATTTACCTTGATCATCGATTTTCTCGGCAAACTTTTCTCTAAATTTAAGGATATTTTCCGGACAGCTTTTAGTTGTTGTTAAAGAAATGGTGCTTCCGGTCATGACAACAAACCCCTCCGATGTTCTTTTCCCGGAGGCATCCGCTTTTTGTGTTTTGAAGAACAATAAAGGCTGATCATCAGTTTTTTCAGTAGCCTCAATTTGCTGCTTTCTCACTACCAGAGGCTCAAAGAGTTTGTAACCTAGAGCCCCCATCACAAGTTTTGCATAAACAATAAACTCTTCCAGCTCGCTTTCTTTTTCCTCGGTGATGTTTCCGGGACTTGGGTCATTGCTGTTTTTCACAAAGTATCGCTTAGCTTCCTTTGCCATGTTACAGAAACGATTTTCAAGATAGCTAATTTCCGTAGGGCCAAAGGAATTGTTTGAAGTGGTAAAGGCTACAGCTTCCGTCCAGTAGTCCATTTCACTATCACGCCTATGTTCGTCCAAACGACAAAGTATACCGCGACCATTTTTTCTTATTCCGGCTTGGCCAACATAAACGACAGGATCTCCTGCAGCCTCAGTTGTACCGAAGAGAAAATAAACGCCCGTTTGATCCAAATAGGAAATATCTCTTGCTTTATCCAGCATAGTGCGCGGTATTTTGTATGCGATACCGGTCCAATTGGCAAGTGTACACTTGATACGTCCAGAGGCCTCGCCATCCATTAGGAATAAATTGATATTTTTACCTTGCTTCACGACTAAAACCTCAATTATCAACCTGCATACTTGTTACTGAAGATTCAATATGTTTAACCTCTTCTCTAGTCAGACCATATTTTTTATATAATTGCTCATCAAGATTGTCGATTGACTCAGCCCAATTAATGTCTGAAGAGCTTGTAAAGTCTTGTGCTGGGACGAAACGATACACAATCTGTGTTACATTTTGCGATGACTTAACAATAGACACCATAAATCGAAGAAATTTTGTGCATAAATATTTTAATAAGTTTTGTGCTTCTTCAATACTATCGAATTCCCCAATTGGAATTAATGAGTCAGTACAGGCACTTCTTTTCTTTCCCAAGTATGGTTGTCCTATAACTTTACGATCTGTATTTGGCGCACCTGCAGATTTAGATATAAACACTTTATATTTATTTAGAAATAAATCAATGTTTTTTGTGACTTTATCTTCGGTAATATATCTTATCTCATTTGCCTTGCACCTCAATTCGCATGCCTCTTCAGTCTTCTCTGATGACGAGATGGCATTTACAACAGATGGTTTCCCAATAATTCCAAAGGCGTTTCTGCCCTTTGTCATTATTGTAAGTGGAACAAAGTCGTCCGTTACAACTTTTTTGTAGACTGACACATATATAGAGTCAGTTAATACAACATCTAAATCGTCAATGAATAGGGGCCTGTTAACAGCGGTAACTGTTCCATTAACGTGCGAATAAAAGTCCATATTCCCATTATGGTTAGAAGAAGCAAGAAAATAACATATTCCTCCTTTGATCTCCACAGAATCAAATACCTCTTTAGCCTCCTCAAAATAATGTAGTTCGGAAATTATGTTATTGCTCCTAATGTATTCTCTGAGTCGCAAAAAAGATTTATCTTGTGCATCCCCTGTAAACCACCTAGCTGGTATAACCAGAGAAGAGTATCTATCGGCTGTGCTCATTGCCATTTTTACAAAACGTGGGAATAACTGTTTTGAAAGCGAGGTGTTGGCAATTTCTGCACTAATATTTTCTTGATAAGGTGGATTTCCCACAACTGCTCCAAATTTCACGTAATCTTCTCCTTGTATTATTTCATCCTGTAAAATTCTATCTGCAAAGTTACCTGTTTGTTTGAGTAATAGTGCTACTCGCTCATAGTCAATTATGTCTTCTTCATTCTTCACATCTAACAAATCATACGAAGTAAATCTCTTGGCGATGTTTTTAACATCAAAGCCGAGAATCTCGTAAAATCGTCTAGTGAACTCATAGGCTATTGTCGATGTTGGTATTGAGTACATCGTATTTTTGATCTTATCCATCGAAAAGCCAAGCTTATCCGTCAAACGCTTATAAATAGCAACGGCAAATTCGCCCGCCTTGCTCGCTATGTCTAAGATTTTTTCATCCTTTTCGATCATCGTTCTTAGGGAATCATCTGGTATCATGCCTACCATATCTTCCGCAATATTAGCGGGCGTCATGACTTCTGACTCTGATAAACGAGGGAATTTCTTCAATGATGTCAAAGCTCTTTCGATGGGGAGTAAGTTCTCATCGTTAGCGAGGAGAGAAATATTCTGTATCTTATAATCAAGTTTACTCAGCATAAAGGGATTGATCTTTTCAGACATTCTTTCTAAAACGCCTTTGTTTAATCCCATATTTTTTGCCAGTCTAATATTTTCACCGTCATCTATAACATCAACGATTTCAGTAAGAGAATTGACTCGATTCTTAGTTAAAAAAGCAAAGCAGAGAATCCTCTGATAATATGTCTGTACCTGTCTTTCTACATCAAGTCCTTCGTCTTCTTGCTGGTTTGGATCATGTTTTGATTCTTTGGCTGGTTTTGCACTTTCGTTCCCCTGATCCGTAGTGTCATCATCTATATCATCGCCTTCACCTTCATAGGGCTTGAAGCTCAAGCCACCCTTTGACTGAAATTCTGCTTGCTGCTTGATGGTGTTGTAAATAAGCACATCATCTAGCATATTCAAATCAACCGGAATGTCTTTTACTTCGTCTAAAATACTACGCTTATTGTTGTAGTCACCAACAATCTCGAGAATGTTTATTGCTTCAACCTGCTTGATCTTATTTTTATTCAAAGTGATGATTGGAGAAATACGCAGTTCTTCATCCAGCCTCTCTTTGAGCTTGCTATTACCATTCTCCTCAGTGTTTACGTTATAAATAAGGGATTTTTGCTCTTGCATATAAAAAAGTCGATAAGGGTCAAAGTCCACGAGCAAAGTCTGTGGTTTAAGATTTTCTTTAATGATGCCATCCTCACCAACAAGTTCTCTTGTGTACTGATTTTGCAACCTGAAAATAGCTTGGTCATATTCCTGAGGTGATGAAGTATCCTTCAAGTAAATCATGGTATCCCATTGCTCCACGGTGCTTCCTGTGAGCATACGATTTACTGTAAGGGTCAATGTCTTTTTATTTTCAGCTTCACACTCTCGGATTTTAAGTTTTACTGAATTTGGATTTGGAAATTTTCTTCCACCCTCAACACCGGATATATTAATGATTTCGTATTGATTAAGATTGAGAAAGTGTTCTTGATTTTTTCTTATCAATTCCTCCATAGCGTCACAAGAAGCACAATAAGGTAGCACCATGACAATATGGCGACACATTTTACCGTCTTTTATCTTATCGTAATCAAGGAAACCTAAAACTTCATCATCTGACTTTGAGCCATCAATAACCTGTAGTAAATCAAAAATTTCTTTTTCATGAATAAACTGCTTATGCTTAGAATGCTGATTGTCTTTCTTTATCGAACATGGCTCAAGGAGGGCTGAAAAGGCATAGCTGACGCCGGATTTTTTTAGTTCCTCCATTTTTTTAATTGAAGATGCGTTCGGATTAAAGGCAAATCGAATCATCTGAGGAAATCCATAATATGGATTATCCCATTCATTAATATCGTCTTTAGCTAAGTTTTCTCTATCCCACTCTTCCTGTTCATGAACTATATCCGCAAACTGTACAAAAGATATGATATCTTCCGGTTCGAACTCACTTCCCATCAATATTCGATAAGGTGTGCCGGAAAGATGTAAGCGAATTTTAGCGTTCAAAATCTTCAGCTGTTCTTCCACATCATTCAAACGAACGCTGTCATCTTCGCCCTTCATTAAAGACCTTTTGTCATCGGTAGGCTGACCGGCATTTTTCAGAACTTTCCCATATTCCTCCGCTCTGGCTCCAAAATGCGTCTCATCCACAATGAGCAAATCTATTTGATTAGCAAAAATCTCCCGATGTTTCTCTTTAATCTCATCACCCTGTAAATCTTGAAGAGTCAAAAAGAGGACCGCTGTTTTATTTGCATCGTGGACATTTTTAATAGCCTTCTCGTCTCGAAGTAGATCATCAGAAGCCAAAAATACAAAATCAGAAAAGTTTCCGGCACTTTCGACAGTTTTTTTCCACTCTTCGCGGACATCTGCTTTAGCTGAAACAATAAGTATTGTGTTGGCATTAATTTCTTTTGCACAGCACAATGCTGTAAAAGATTTACCAAACCTCATAACCGCATACATGAGAAGGTTAGTGCGCCCGTTATTGACAGCCATCAAAAAATTATCGACCGCTTCTTTCTGATTAGGTCTCAATTCCCAAGCTGGTCCACGTTCGTAGTGGTAACTCTCAGGTAGCCTTTTCTCAGCATCATAATACACATATTTACCGCTGTTTTTTTTATACTGATTTTCAATGTCTTGTACCGCTTCTCGGACATCATCAGCACTTGCATGTTCGAAAAACTCACGACTAAAATAAATACCCTCTGGTAAATCAAACGGTTCTAGGCGATGCTTTTGTAGATCTTCCTCTAAAAATTGATGGACTGCAAAATCTCTAAAATATACATTTTCATCAATCGTTGCCTTTTCGGCATATTCCTTTTTGAGTTCAGGAAAATAGCGACTCCACTCTTCAAGCCGCGTAGCAACGGCTCTATAAGTGTCTCCAACCTTTAAATAATTAGGAACAGTGTTTGTTGTAAAGGCATATATATGCGGTGTTACTCTTCCAACAATAATTTGATCCAATAAATCTATATTATGCACGGTATTTTTCATCTTTTGGCCTCCTCCAACAAACTTTTAAATTCATTTTTTTTCTTCGATCTCCAATCCATAATTACGCAATAAGTTGATGAATCATTATCTTCATTTGTTGGATCAGGCTCTATCAGATCAAAAAGGCTCATTTGTGTAAACTGATTCTTTACCCGTTGATATGGTATGGTGTACGTTAATGCATCCATCTGCCATAAATTCCAAGAAACAATACGAGCGATTCTTGATAATTCATTTGAAGGAATTTGAGAGTTTAAGAATGACTCACGATAATCTACGTAAGTAAATAAAACATTTTCCCTTGCAATAAGCAGATTATCTCCTTGAAATTCAAAGCCATAAATACTCTGGACTGCTCTTTCAGCCCATTTTAACCATTCATCTTCATTCTCTGCATTCTCATTAACGATACGTAATTTTCTATCAAGTAACCCTATCCGATCTTTAAGTGGTATAGGTGTCCCTGTCGTAACATCATATCGACTAACCAGATATGGCGCCTCACCACATGCGATTTCTAAACGCCTTTCGTCGATATAGTGCTTCCAGTCTTTGTTTTTATCCGAAGGAAATATGATTTTCTGCCTGTTAGTTTCCCAGCATTTCTCAAGTTCAGTATTAAAAACACGAGCTCTGCCAAACCAGGCTTCATCAATTAAATTGTTTTGTGTATTGCAAAGCCATGTAGGCGTGAAAACCTCTGCTTTTTCCTTTGTCCGTACGCCTCTTTGCTCTTCTGATTTTGCAATTCTCGGCTGAATCACTCCTGTGTTAAGACCGGTTATAGAACTAATCAAAATAGGCTGATCAGCTGCATAGCTTGCACCTAAATGACAGTAGTCGTCTGTACCCCAAATAATATTCCTATTTGTAGTTCTATCAGCAAGAAGAGATTTAAGTACATCTGGATTCCTCTCGAGCAAAGCTTGTTCATTAATATCAAAGGTCACGCTCATCTTTTAATTTCCTCAGCTGGTACGTCTTTGCGCACCGTTTCTACAATATCGTTTAGTTCAACATCTAATGCTTTGCAGATACGCAGAAGAATGTCTGTTGTGACATTTTCTCCCTTTGCTAATTTTGCTAAAGAGGTAGAGCTCACATTGCTAATTCGGCTCAGTTCCTGTTTTTTCATTCCGCGGTCGATTAATATTTTCCAAAGCTTGTTGTAGCAAAAATACATGTCTCTTCTCCTAATGTATGTTGGGCAAAAATCCGTAGCGACCATACTTTGGATTTTTCGTAAATGTTATCAATTCTGCACCTGCTGCCTCATAATCAAAATTCGGTGTATGTTCAGTGTTTTCTACAACGATTAACTGCCCCTCATCCTGATGTTGCAAAAAGTAAGTAAACATTCCAATCTTCATACTGTCTGAAATATTTTCTTCTGATATACCTTCGTCCAATCCTAAAAAGGGAGTGTCAATCAGAAGGATGCCAGGAGCGTATTTAGCTTTTTCTAATAGGTAGCGTCGCATTGTTAATAACTGAACCGTGTTTATAAAGGCTCTGTATCCCTTACCTTGAAAGGTACTCTTTGGCGCTCCGTTTACATCTAAGTCAAAAGAAGTCATATTAAATCGTACAGTTTCAAGATCTGAATAGCAGGTTTCTTTTAGAATCGTTTTTGCTATGTCTGTCATTCCCTTGCTAAAATCAATCCCTAAAATATCTTTTGGATGATATTCAGCTTCTCTCTTCTCACTTTTATTGAGCCAGTCATTAATTTCATCGTGCCAAGCGTTGCGAACTTGTTCCAATACAGCTTTTTCCTTTCTGAGTTCTACTATGTTTTTTAAATCCTGATATTGGCCTTTCAGCTCGCTCAGACTCGGGGCAAGTTTCTTATTGATAAGAGCTTGAATGCTGCTTATTTTTTGTTGTAATTCGCTTACGCTTAAACCATCTGCATCCATTTCGTCTTTTAGTGCAGATAAAGTACTCTCCAGACCATTGAGCTGAGTTACAACTTTAGCAAGCTCCGCTTCCAAGCTTTCCTTATGACTTTTTGCATGATCTGCGGTAAGCGGTGCATCGCAAAACGGACATAGCGATGGCTTGTCAATCGACTGGACGACCATTTCACCGTTATGAATGAATGACAGACGATTAAGATCTGAAATTAGCTGTGTCTTTAAATCTTCATATCTTGAAAAAAGAACATTATCCGCTGCCTGTTTCTGCTTTAGCTCATCTAAATTAGCGTAGAGTTTAGAGCTGGTATTAGAGGCTTCTATAAATTTCTGTTCTGTTAATTGGAGATCTTCTAATATTGAAGATATTTGACCTTCGATATTAATATCTTGGAATTTACTCAAAAACTCTTCTAATTGATTTAAACGAGCATTGATTTTCTCAATACCGGCATGTGCATACTCCTGAATTGCCTGTAGTTTGGCAGTTTTTACTTCCTTTGAATCTACAGCGTCTTCATTATTTGAGGATTTACCATGCAATAGAAATATTAACGAAGAGAGAAATGCAGTTTTGGCAGTATTCTGTTCGGGAAGCAAAACTGATTGTTTCGTTCCAACTTTATCCTCATCCAAATAGTAGAGAGGAGAGATCATACGCCAACTCATGGTATTTGTTTCAAAACGCTTGTTTTTAAATACCTGAGGAGGTTCATCTATGCCAATTAAAGAAAGAAACACCTCACTTAGTGGCTGTAATTTTGATTTGCCCGTTCCAGCAAAATAGGTATCACTATTTATATAATCAACGTTGCTCGTAACCTCAGCCTTATTAGAAGAAAGCTCTCTACTGATTATCAACTCTCCATCATCAGCTTCAATAAACAATTTGATGGTCGTATATCCAAATGAATCGTCAAATGGTTTCTCCTGTCCTCCAAAGCAGTAGTAAATGCAACGAAGAACGCAAGATTTCCCGGTATTAGATGGACCTGAAATAACATTTAAACCTTTGGAGAAAGTTATGACAGCATCTTCGTGCCCGGCACCAGATACCAATATTTTTTTAATGTGAAACTTTTTCATTATCTGTTAGCCTCCTCTTGGAGCTGCCACTGTTCTTGCACCATAACCATAAGCTCCTCATCGGTCTTTGCTGAATATTTCTGTTCAGCCGCCTGAATAGCAGCAGAATATTCTATTGCATATCGGCTTTCCAAAGCATTTACAAGTCTTTTTCCAGCCTCATCAATCACAAAGCAAAATCCCGTTTTTGTATCAAAGACTCTCACTAGGCCATGTGTCACTAGATATTTCAGTGCTTTGTTTACAAGCACTTTTCTTGCCGGAAGCTCAGCTAAATTCAGGGGACTTTCACCATGCAAACTTGATTCTGTTATCTGGAAAGAACGGCCAAAGGTAGCGATGAAATCTAGAGATAGCAGTCGCATTTCTGTTAGCTTGTCAGTTTCATGATTGTGCAAAACTAAAAGTAATCTAAATGCTGTATCAATGGGGTTACTGTAAATGTTACTCATCGATGTTCACCCATGAATGTATGACATTGTCATTTACAAGAAGATGACAAAGCCCTTTCTTTTCTAAATTTCCAATCAAATTTTTAATGTGTGCAAGAGTAGATTTATCAAGTGTTGTGCTGGTGATTTTGATTAGAACCTGACGCAAACGCTCACATCCGTTTTCATAATCGCCCATATACACTTCATAGATTCCTTCGTAAGCTTCCTCTTTTAGTATTTGCACTTGCTTATCCGATTCATCGTAAACATCCCGAAATCCTCGAACGATTGACTCGATACTGTAATACGCTTTTCTTTGCTGATCAAAATCACGTTTATATCTTTTAGTCAGAGATTCGATTTCACTAGGCTTAATTTCCCTATCCAAGACTTCAGAATACGCCTCAAAAAGAGCAGAAACATATGGTTGTTCATCCCCCTGAATAGTGTCAGGTGCATTAAGCGTTGGAGGAAGATCCAGCACTTCTCCATTGATATAAAGTTTTCCCTCTTTTATATACGCACTCATACCCATGGCTGGGGCTAAAATCATGCCGCTTTCATCACGCACTGGAATCATTTCAGGCGTGATTTTCTTTTTTCCATCGGGTGCATACTTAATAATTCGCAGAAAAATATCAGCACAATATTCATCTAAAAGTTTATCAGTAGTGACAAATCCTAAATTCGATAAGTCTTTTATTAAACTTTCTCGAGCGTCATAGCTCAATGCGTCAAGTTCATCTATGAATTTTGTTTTGCTTTGTAACCGATGCAGTTGAGCTGCATTAAGTTGGATACCTGATTCTCCTCTGAAGATTTTTCTATAGTAATCGCCGGTTAATCCAGACATAGGGTTAAATTTGTCAACTTCGTCATCTTGCAGTTCTTCCGGAGTTACAGGCTCCCTTACAAACAAAGAAAATAGATACTCGACAAAATCCGCTTTCCCTTTTTTATAACCAATATATCCGTACATCAAGCGGATAAATTCACTGAGTGTCATGTCCTGCCTCCTTTCTGGTAATCAGACGATAATCCAGATTATCGTCGTGTCTTGTTCTGTCTCGAGCAAACAAGCCCACTTTTTGTAATCTGTACTTACACTCGAGGTGTGATACAAACACAACTTTATTATATCTCGAAAATCGACAAATTGCCAATATTATTTTGCGAACGCAAAATAATTAACGCAAAGAAAAGGAGGTGACAAGTATGGCCAAGCGAAACTCAAAGCAAACTTCAAGAAAAGTTGCTCGTAAAGCTTCTCGCATTTTGCGAGACGGACGCTACAGCAAAAATTCGAAGTCTGTGGCAGGCAGCGCTTTATCACAAACCAAGTCTAAGCGCAAGTAATCTACCTGGCAGTGCAGAGACAGCTCTTAACTGGACAGCCTGCATTGCCAAAGTCGTAACCAACCTAAAAATTATCTAAAGCCGATCTGTGCACGGAAAGGCAGAGGATACAGAAAACGTCAAAACACTGCACCAAGCAGCTATGGCGATTTCAGTACCTTTCTTTTCTGTGCCCATTTTTCGGCTCTAAAGGTCTCGTGTACTGAATCGCACGGGACCTTTTCTATATTCCTTTGCCCTTTCCTCCAGACGGCGGAAAGGACAACAGATGAAAAATTTAGACAATCAAAGTCAATCCAAGAAACAACGCTACTACCCGTTAAGAAGACCGGACGACCCCTATAGCGTCGACCTTATCCCGGTCAGTGAAGAGATATATCAGGAATTAAACCGAAGCATCAATCGAATCCGAAAGCAGGAACAGCGGGCTGGTCGCTGCTTCTGCCCCAAACATCTCTTTTGGAAGTGTGCTGCTGACTGCGATGTCTGCCCTTATCACAAAAAAGGAGAATTCCTTTCGCTGGATGTGGAAGTCGCAGATGAAAAAAGAGTCTTCAGCACGCTTATCGACCTGATCGCAGATGAATCAGATTTATCTGAAGAGCTGGAAGAAAAAGCATTCAAAGAAGCTATCCACGTTGCAATTCAAAGCTTGTCTCCCCGTGACCGGGAAATAACCCGTCTCTTCATGGACGGTCTTAGCGAACGAGCTATCGCATCTAAAATCGACTGTCCAAGAAAAACCGTGAACTACAGAAAATCGGTCATTTTCAAAACCCTGCTTGAGAAATTAAGTGACTGGTTCTAGCCAATTAAAAACTTTTTTCAATTTTGTTTGCCCAAAATCCCTCCTCTTGTCCAAGGGGAGGGTGAAGGGACAAACGATACCTGCCCTTCGGATAGGAGGAACGCCAATGAAACGAGCAAGAGACCCGGATGACAAACAGCTGATCGGACTAC